CAGAAGATAGCGAGGTTTGATTAATGGAAATTAAAGTCTTGTTTTTGTTGTGGAGTTTTTGTATACTTGGGACGATATGGATGTTAATTAAGGGAGGTGATAACGATGCCTAGAGAATCTTGGGAAATTGCACATGACGAGTATTACGATGATCTAGAGGCCGAAGACTACGAGGGCCTTGATGATATCTCAGCTTGGAAAGAGGAAGAACAGAAGATCATTGACGAATTATGTAAACGTATGGAGAAAGCTTATAGTGACTGAAATTGCGAACTACTTTGTACTGTTTGTCTCCGTGGTTATGTCCATTTGGTTTGTACTGGCGATAATTGATGCGTTGCTATGGCCTTTTGGCACACAACTGCAAGACAGGGAACGTAAGGAACTACTGAGGAATCGAAAGAATGACGATAGATGAATACGCAACTGATTACGGCGGTTTAGACGATAACTCTGGTCCTACTGAAGATCCAGAGACACATGCTATGATTGAACATTTGGTGGAATTTGATACTGAAATGTACCGACTAGAAAGCCGTAGAAAGTACAAAGGTCTGCCATATAGACACTTAGAGCGCTTAATGATTGATTTACACGGGGAGTACTGGCGGGATGCGTTGTAAAGCTTGTAACAAAATACTAGAGGATTCTGAACTAACCAAAAAAGGACCAAACAATGACTTTCTTGATATGTGTAATTATTGTCTTTATGCTGCTGGGGCTGTCGAGGTAGATTTAGACAATGTTGTGGAATATTACCAAAATGAGGTATTTACAAACGATGACGATTATGATACCCTCTTCTAAAGTATACTTAGGAAATACTGAAGAAGTTAACCAAAGACGACACTACATAAGTAACCATAGGAGTACTAAAGTTTATGGCGATTGACGAAAAGAGTATTTATTTGGTCGACGGCGGCGATTATCAAATCTACTGCTTAGGGTACACTCAGGCCCGTACAGTGACCAATGACATCATGAAGGCCGACCCTTGGGGTGGTATACCCTTTGTGTTTGAACAGGACCAGCTTGAGGTGTCCTTCGACGACAAAGGCAACGTGGTCATGTCTAGGCAGACACTAGACAGGATTTTGTTTATTGCTAGTGATGAACTACCGCAACCGGAGGGTGACGAGTGAAACAGCCAGAGAACGACCACACAAAACACTTTGGTAACGACGGACCCATAGGTAATGACGCAGAGATCATTGTGTACTATGAGGAACGTGGGCCAGCGGAGCCAGTCCTACGCATACCCTTTTGGTACTGTAAGGACGAATTAGGGCTGTACGAGAACTTCGAGGAGTCAGTACGTAGGACAGCCAAGGCACTCGCAGAGTCCTACACGTACTGGCCCGACGGGTACGTCCATGTGCAGACAATCATTAATCAGGAGTACGTAAATATAGTTTGATTCTAAAGCCAGAGTAGTGTATACTATTAGTATGATTAGCAATAATGCAATCATTAGACGATGACGGAGATTATTCCAATGGCAGTAGTAGAAGGTATTGTAAACTTCAGCAACATCACTCAACACGACGTGTTCAATGGTCAGGACACTGGGCAGTACTCTATGACTGTTACACTCGACGAGGACGACGCTTCAACGTTGGCCGCAAGTGGTGTTAAAATTAAGGACTACCAAGGCGCTAAACAGCGTAAGTTCAAGTCCAAGTACAACATTCGCACTCTTGATGCGGAAGGTAATCCCTACAACGGGGAAGTACCTTACAACTCACGGGTACGTTTGAAGTACAAGTTAGGTGACGCACATCCTGTACATGGTGTGTCAACGTACCTTGAGGCAATCAAGGTACTTGAGGAAGCCGAAGTCGCTGCGTTTGACGACGACTTTTAATGGCTAAGTTCCTACGTCACGAGGGGTGTCCGGAGTGTAATTCTTCGGACGCCCTTGCAATTTACGACGACGGCGGACAACACTGCTTTGCCGTCAATTGTGACTACCATGTCAATGGAGGAACTGTGGAAGAACAACCGCTTCCAAAAGCAAAGCCACTACAGATGTTTGGTGTAGTGAGTAACATACCCCAACGACGCCTGTCCAAAGAGACATGTGCTCGTTACGGTGTAACTGTGGAGTTTTCGTCTACAGGGGAAATAGAAAAGCATTACTACCCGTACTACGAGGTTGACTCCAAGGAAGTCATTGGGGCCAAGGTTCGTCATGTTAAGACCAAGAACTTTCACGCCACTGGAGACATGTCCAAGGCTGGTTTCTTTGGTCAACAACAATGTAACTCAACCAAGTACCTTACGATTACCGAAGGTGAGCTTGACGCTTTAGCAGTCTACGAAATGCTAGGCAGAACAGCTTACGACGTCGTTTCCTTACGCAACGGTGCGTCCAATGCAGCTAAGGAAATGAAGGAGCAGCTTGAGTGGCTCGAAAGGTACAGCAACATTGTCCTTTGCTTTGACAACGACAAGGCTGGTGAAGCAGCGTTGGAACAAGTCAAGGACCTTTTTAGTCCAAATAAGTTAAAAATCTGTAAGCTACCTGTGAAGGACGCTTCGGACATGCTTATGGCTAACAACGTCAAGGACTTTACGAAACTCTGGTGGAACGCTAAGGTGTACCAACCTGACGGTATTGTCGCAGGTACGGACACTTGGGGTACTCTGGTAGAGAAACGTAAGGTGAAGTCGACGCCGTACCCTTGGGAGGGCCTTAATCATTTAACTAGGGGGCATAGACCCTATGAACTCGTCACGATTACTAGCGGTAGTGGCATGGGAAAGTCCCAATTTATCAGAGAAATCGAGTATGATCTTCTACGCCGATGCGAAGGCAATATTGGAGTCTTGGCGCTTGAGGAGGATCTGGCCCGAACAACGCTTGGTATCATGTCGGTGGCGGCAAATAGACCCTTACACTTGGAAGAGGACACGCCAGTGGACGAGCTTCGGCCGTTTTGGGAGGCCACACTGGGAACAGGACGTTACTACTTATTTGACCATTGGGGGTCAACTTCAGCAGATAACCTCCTCTCCCGTGTTCGCTACATGGCAAAGGCCCTCGACTGTCGGTACGTCATATTGGACCACCTGTCAATCGTCGTGTCTTCCCAAGAGTCCGGAGACGAGCGAAAAGCCATTGACGAAATAATGACTAAGCTGCGTACCCTTGTGGCGGAGACAGGCATTACACTATTCCTCGTGTCACACTTACGTAGGTCCCAAGGTAAGGCACACGAGGACGGCGCACAGATATCCTTAGGTGAACTACGAGGTAGCCAAGCTATCGCTCAGCTGTCAGACATCGTTATTGGCATGGAGCGTGACCAACAGAACGCTAACGAAGACATTAGGAACACGACTACTGTTCGTGTCCTGAAGAATCGTTACACGGGTGAAACTGGCCCAGCTTGTTGGTTGGCTTATGACAGAAACACGGGTAGGTTGTCGGAGGTGGCTTGTCCAGACATAGGGGACGACTTTTGATTTACCTCGACCTCGAAGCCGACGGTTTAAACCCGACTCGTATCTGGTGTGTCGTAACACGGGAAAACGGTGTTTCACAGGTACATACCAACCGTGAAACCCTCTGTGAGGCTCTGGCTGGCTCTGTGAGCGTCTGTGGGCACAACCTTATAGGTTATGACCTCCCAGTGCTAAAACGTCTCTGGGGGCTTTCTGTGGCTCCTGAGAGGGTAGTCGATACGCTGGTGTTGTCACGACTGCATGACCCAAGTCGTGCTGGTGGACATTCCTTAAAGGCTTGGGGTGAGATGTTGGGTTTCCCGAAAGGGGACCACGACGACTGGTCCTGTTTGTCGACGGCGATGATTGACTACTGCATGCGTGACGTGGAAGTGACTGAAGCAGTGCATCAGCAGCTTGTGACACATATGGCCGACTTCTCCGAAGAGTCCATTGAGTTGGAACACAAGGTCCAGTTTGCAGTACAACAACAGGAGCGCAACGGCTGGGTGCTTGACCAAGAGTTAGCTAGGGAGCTTTGTGCAACATTTAAGGAGGGCATGAATGCCATTGAAACCGAACTACAGGGCATGTTTCCGCCCATTGTCGAAAAAAGGATTTCTGAAAAGACAGGGAAACGACTTAAAGACAAAGTTACAGTTTTCAACGTTGGGTCCCGACAACAAGTGGCAGAACGACTTAAGAGTAAAGGTGCGGTCTGGTGTGAGAAAACGCCAAGTGGAAAGCCAGTTGTCGATGAGAAGACGCTTAAGGACAACAGTCACGTCCCTGAGGCGGGAAAAGTTCTGGAGTACCTTACTCTTCAAAAGCGATATGCGCAAGTACATTCTTGGTTAGAAGCTGTTGAGGACGACGGTAGGGTCCACGGTCGTGTTATTAGTAACGGTGCAGTCACAGGACGTATGACGCACCAAAGCCCTAACATGGCACAAGTACCTGCTAGTCACAGTCTGTACGGACATGAGTGTCGCTCTTGTTGGACTGTACCCAAAGGGAAGAAGTTAGTTGGGTTTGACGCTAGTGGCCTTGAGCTACGAATGTTGGCCCATTACATGAATGACGAGGAGTTTACAAATGTCCTACTTAGAGAAGATATTCATACCAGAAACCAAATGGCTGCTGGGCTTGAAACAAGACCTCAAGCAAAGACTTTCATCTACGCTTTCCTCTACGGAGCCGGGGATGCTAAAATCGGAACTATCGTCGGAGGAACTGCAAGAGACGGCAGAACTCTTAAGCAACGATTTCTTAGAAACACACCTGCTCTTGAAAGTTTACGAGAACGCATTACTAGAGCAGCTGGGCGTGGTTATCTTACAGGACTTGACGGACGAAGACTTAGAGTTAGATCAGAACATGCTGCACTAAATACGTTGTTACAAGCAGCAGGGGCCATCGTAATGAAAAAGGCACTGGTGATCTTGGACGACTACGCAAAGCAGTGGAAACTTGACTACAAATTTATAGGTAACATCCATGATGAAGTACAATCGGAGGTGGTTGAAGAACAAGCAGAGAAATTCGGTTGGCTTGCGGTCGAATGTCTCAAGGCGTCTGGCGTACACTTTAAACTCAGGTGTCCACTGGACGGAGAATATAAAGTCGGTACAACATGGGCGGAGACACACTAATGACTAATAAACAGTGCTACAAGTGTAATACAGCAAAACCAGTAAGTGAGTTTCATGAACATAAACGCATGGGTTACGAGTCTTATTGTAGGGAATGCCAGAACAACAACTCCAAAACAAGAATGTGGGTTAACGGGAAGTACATACCTAAGTCGCACCCTTTGCACAAACCCGGACGTTACAAGACCTTCGAAGACGCTGCTTTTAGCAGTCTTGAGAAGTACGAAAGTAGCACAGAAGGCCAAGTGTACGTCATAGTCAACCCTAACTTCTCTGAGTGGGTGAAGGTCGGCATGGCTGTAGACGCAGCTGACAGACTTAATGGTTACCAAACCTCTTCCCCTTTTAGGGACTATGTGTTAAACTATAGTTGGGACGTTAACGATAGACGTGCTGCAGAATCAAATGCCCACAGTGAACTACAGAAGCTGTACGAAAGGCGTAGTGAGTGGTTTAAATGTACACCAGAGCAAGCCCAAGAGGTTGTCTCAGGTCTAGTAGGGAAGTACCAATGAAAAACGTATACACATTAGTAGACGACATCTACAAGCTTGTAAAGACCAAGAAGGTAGACAAGGACGTTGACATAGACCAATGCATTGACGACTTCGGAGAAAGCGTGAAGGAACTAATGCGTAAAGAGTTTGGTCAAAGACGTGCTTGGGATGGTCGTAAGCTTCGCATGTCCAACATAGGAAAGCGAGATAGGTTTCTATGGAACCACTACAACAATGTTCAGAAGTCAGAAGAAATGCAAGGACACACTCTTGTTAAGTTCCTGTACGGACACCTGATTGAAGAACTACTACTGTTCCTAACGAGGGCATCAGGACATGAAGTTACTGCAGAACAAAAACAGTGTGAAATCAACGGCATTACGGGTTCTATGGACTGTAAAATTGACGGTGTTGTCACAGACGTTAAAAGTGTTTCGTCGTATGGGTTTAAGAAATTCAAAGACGGCACTTTGGCTTACGATGATCCGTTTGGATACGTCGCTCAAATTAAAGGATATGCAAAGGCAGAGGGTCAGACAAGCTTTGGCTGGTTGGCGATGGACAAACAAAATGGACACCTAACCTACCTTATGTACGACGAGAAGGACACTCAAGCCCCTGTGCATGAGACCATAGCCTTTGACATCACAGACCGCATTGAGCATGTCCAAGAGATGGTAAAACAACCAGAGCCACCTGAGGTTTGTTATGAAGCTAAACCAGACGGCAAGAGCGGTAACATGAAGTTGGACATAGGTTGTTCGTACTGTGCGTACAAGAAAGCCTGCTGGCCTAGTCTACGTGCCTTCTCTTATTCAACAGGACCAAGATTTTTAACGGAGGTGGTCAATGAGCCGAAGGTCCAAGAAATCAACATTTAGAAGCACGTTTGAAGAAGATGTCAGCAAGATACTAAAAGGTTTTGACTATGAACCCTTCACCATCCCCTACACCATTCAGCGCAGTTATCGTCCTGACTTTGTTCATCATGCCTCTGGTGTTCTCGTCGAATGCAAAGGATACTTCAGAGACGGAGACACCAAGAAGTACACCAGCATCAGAGATAGTTTGCCAAGAGAACAGGAGCTTGTCTTCGTACTGATGCAACCGAACAAAAAGATACGAAAAGGTGCCAAAATGACTATGTCGGAATGGTGTGACAAGGAAGGAATTTTATGGTATAATATAGATACACTACAGGAGTTAATTGATTATGTCGCTAACGCTAGAGGAAATTAAGGAACGCCTCTTGAAAACCTTGGACCCAGACGACCTACTGGAGGCCCTACAGATAACCTCAGAAGAAATACTGGACAGGTTTGAGGACAAATTAATTAACAGGCTAGATGTGTTTGAAGAGGAGCTAGAGGATGAAGAGAATGAGTATTGATGATGCGACTCCGGAAGAATGGGACACTATTGCTGCACTGAACAATCTATCAATTAGGAAACCTAAAAAGGTAGACCCTGTGGAGCAACCTGACCACTACAACAAAGGAGCAATCGAAGCCATCGAAGCAATTAAAGCGTCCATGCCTGAACAGGAGTTCAACGGTTATCTCAAGGGTAACGCACTGAAGTACCTCTGGCGCTATGACTACAAGGGTAAACCAGTGGAGGACTTACGTAAATGCCGCTGGTACATTGAACGACTAATTAAGGAACTTAATTAATGGACGCATATCAACAGTACATACACAAGTCACGGTACGCTCGTTACCTACCAGAGGAACAGCGACGTGAGACTTGGGAAGAAACA